AATATCCCCCCAGAGCATTTCGTAGCCTGTGGTGTCCCATGTGGACTTTACCAAGGCAAGGACTGCGTCATAGGCTTCCTCTAGTGTAGCTGTCATCGCGCGACTCCTATAAAGTAAAGTAGTGTGACTTCGGCTGGCTTGAGTTTTTCGGAGGTTGTTATGCGCCACTTAACTCCATCACTGTCAATAACTTCCTCAAAGGTGCTAAGGTCTTCGGCAAAGTCCGATCCCGGAGCTGCAATCAGGATTTGTGTGGAACGCTTAACCAGTTCGCTATTAACTGTGGAAATACCAAGCCGCACCGCACTTGAAGGCTCAACAAATACAGCGTCAAGAGTTTCGCTTGCGTCTGGGTCAGTCCTTGGGTCGGCTGCGCCTTTCCATGGTTTGGCGGCATCTGCGGCGGTACGGTTAAAGCGCACGAATGTGACCTCCCTACCGTTTGCGGTAATAAGCCTCTTTGCTGTAGCGGCAAGCGATACATAGTCAACCATTCTCCTACGCCCTTATCACTTTACCCTGCGGCACAATATACTCCGACAAGAGTTTATCTGCGGCGGGGATTGCTTTGGTAATTTCTACAGTGTTGTTCTCTGCATAACTGGTTTCGGTCTCAATCGGACCAACCTTTTCCCTAACACCTGTGACCCGTAAACCACGTTCGTCCACTGTAGGCTCAACATACAGGGCGGCACTAAGAGCACGAAGCGCGTATTCTGCGGTCGCCTGTTTTAGCTTTTCAGGGATTAAGGTGACAAGGTTTCCATCATCGTCATAAAGTTGGTATCTTGGGAATGATAATGGCTGCGGTCTGTCGTCCTCACCATTTTCTAAGGTTGTTCCTGACCAAGCACCATTTTCGGCAGTTGTAGTCGTCGCCACATCGTTCCCGACTGTGCCTGCGGTAATTGCTGTCGCTATTAAGGCCGAAGCGTATGCAAGTTCGGCAGTTGCGCTCGCGTTTGCAGTTGTACCCGCTCCGTATAATGTGCCTGCACCTGTGGCGGCGTTTATGGCGGCGATCAGGTTGGCAATACTTGCGGCGGCGTCCACGCCTATAAGAACCTCATTTGCGGCTGGTGTTAGCGTGGTCTTGAATGTGTAGGTCGTTGCCCCGAGTGTTACTGTTTCATCGTTAGACGGAATTTCATCCAAGGAAAAGAATCCTAGGGCAGTAATGTCCACAGCGTTATAGAGTCGTGAACCCTTAAAGGATATTCCCCAACGCTGCTCAATATAGTCAGTCGCCTTTACGAGTGCGGCCTGCTTTGCTGAGATTGCTGCTGAAGCCCAAGAGGTGTTATTTCTTGTGTAGTGGTACGCGTCGGCAAAAGGAACATTAGAATATGAGTTTGCCCGTGCTATACCTGTTCCGTCTTCTACAATAAACATTCTATTTTCCCCTATACTGCTATCACGGCGGGTTGTAATGGTAGGTTGTAAGTTGAATTATCCCTTACCATTTTCGTTTCGTCGGTTACATAACTCACGCTTCCGAATTCATAATACAGCGTTCCATCTGTTTGGCTGCTATCCAACGTGATTGTGATTGTTGTTGCGTTGGTGCGTACGGCGGCGGTTATCGGTATATTCGTTGAACTGCCATTCACAAAATAGAAGCCTTGGATTGCGGTGGTAGGTGTGAAGTCTGTGCCGCCTGTGTCGTGTCCTATCGTGACTGTGATTGTATCCCCCGCAAGCACTGCATCAGTAATTTCCGGACCATCCACGCCCCCTGAAACAGTCTCTCCTAGGACGGACATGGTTTTCCGTATCATGAGCGGGGCTTGGGCGGCGTATGAGGTAGCAAGGTAATGGATATCATCTACCGATAATTCCCTGTAGGACATTGACGGACTTAGGTGTATCCAGCTATTTTCAGCGGCGAGCTCAACTTGCGCTAATCGTAGGTTATTGTACCCACTGCTCGCATAATCTGCCCTGCGTTCTATGGGCTGGATGATGATCGGCTTGTCCCCGATAACAGTGCGCATCTTTGTGAAAATCGCAAGCCAAGCGGCCTTTATTCTGGCTTTGGTTTCCCCTGCGTCACTAGAACCCTGTGACCACAGAACCGCCTCAATACTTGCACCACCAGCAAGGGCGGCAAGGGCTGCGTTTTCCCATGCTATGTAAGCATCTTGGAATTCACCTGTGACGTCGTCGTACCATGAACCATTCGTGCCGTTATCGTTATCAAGGAGTGCAGCACTCCCAGCGGTTGAGCCATTCAGGACAATATTGTTTGTTCCTGTATCCCAATACACGTCAAGTTCTTCAACCATGGCGCGTTCGCCGTCATTTGTATTATCCTGTTGCTGGCTAAAGCTGCCCTCCATATTAGACTGACCACCAGCGATCAGGCATTTGTCTGAACTGGTAAAGCCATACGCTCCCATCTGTGGAAGGGTCATCTGTTTATTGAAAAGGGCTATGCTTTCAATGTGGCCGAAGAAGTCTTGACTGAACCTGCGTCCTCCGATATCTAGGTCGCTGATATCCACAGGGTTGTCAATGTCATTATCTTCCCTGTAGTCACCACCAGCCCCGACAAGCGCGTATCTGTCATTCCAAGAAAGGAAATATGGCATAGACTTTCCACGAACAACTCCGTTATTGATATCTTGTGTGATCTGACCAACACTATCCGCAACGATGGAGGCTTGCGGCTTGCCCCGTGTAAGGTAGCGGGCGGCTCTGATATCAGTTGCACCAGTGCCGTTCCCATAAGTCATAATATATTGTTCGCTTGTGAATGCCCCACTACGGCGATCAGCTAAGGGTCGGGCGCGTACAACTGCCGAACCTTGCACCGCTCCATAGTGGCGGCGTGTTGCTGCTTCGTCATCATATAGTTTCTCGGCTGCCCGTGTTTTTGTACTGGAGCCGTCATTCGGAATTATGGATGACATGAACGGACCTTCCTGAAGGTCGAACAAGATCACATATATGGTTTTCCCTGCGACAAGGTTAAAGCCAAGTACTCTGGAGTCCGCTGTCACAACTTGTCCATCAAACGTGTACTTATTAAATACATTTCCAACATTATCCTGCATAAGGATTTGAGTGGCGGCTCCAACGGTTTTAAACGTACCGTGATACCCACTGTCACCGTACATAAGCCAAGCCCCGAATGAATGGAGATTAGTGTTGCCAGTTGTTCCATCTATACGGATATCGGCTGTGCCTCCTCCCGTATTTTCCAGCTTGTAAACCATCCCATTCGTGCAGATATCGTCAAGTCCTGCGGCTGCCAACTCTGTAGATTTATCCACAAGGGTGACCGTGGCTGTTCCTGAGCTGACTGTCCAACCTGTGGTGTCAACTGGATTAAAATTAGGGGTCTGGCATTTATTCGTTCGGCTGCCTTCCTTGTATAAGCCCAAGGGGTCGCCATTTGCATCGTAATCGAATCTCGGCTGGTTGGCTGTGGCGATTTGCCATTTTCCGTCTGCATCTCGGTATATGGCGTTCGTGTCATTCCGAACGAATGTGTAGCCCTCTGGTATGGTAGGGCTATCATCTAGGAAAGAAGTTATTGAGCTCAATACAGAACCCGCCGCAACCCGTTCAAGTCTGCGCTGACGGTTATGGTATAAAGCGGCTTGGAGCTTTCGCTTTACGGCTGGAGGGCTGTTAAAGCCTGCCCTTTGAGGGGTCTTGTTCATAGTCATTTAACATACCCTTCTATTCCGTTATGCCTTAACTCCACGAGTAGGGCGTTGCGTGCCGCGTCCCTTGCGACGTTCAAACGCTTGGTCAAGTGGTGATTTTGGGTTCACCATTTTGGGGTCAAAGCCTTTCATCAGGGCTGCACTTCTTGCCGCACGCTGTTCGCGGAGTTGGTTTTGTGTGGCAATATAGTCCATGATTGCTTCTTGGTTTGTACGTGCCACCACACGGCTATCACGGGCGGCGATAATTTTATCGATTTCCTTTGTGATACCAATCTTGTCGCCATTTAGCTCTGCGATTTCCTTATCAATAACGAGAAGTTGCTTTACCAATAATTCTTCGGCTTCGTTCAGCTCGGCCAACTCAAGGTCTTCTAGTTCCTGTGCGTGCGTTTTGGCAGGTGCAGGCTTTTTCTGAATGACAGGCTCTGCGTCGGGGTCTGTTAAACCCATTTCGTCAACAACCGCTTGCAAAAGGGCTTCTTGTTCGTCGGGCTTGTCTACTGCCAACTTGTTCCACTCTTCCACAGTTAAGCCGCTGCGTTCATGGGCTTCTTGTACGATTGTGCCAAGCTGTACTTCCGCGCCATCCTTATCAACAAGGATTGCAGGCTGCACAGAACTTCCGAGTAACATTTGTTGATCACTGGCTTCCTTTAAGTCGGCATCTTTTTGATCTTCGTCTGGTTCAGGGTCAGCAGGTGCTTCCGTATCTGGCTCGGCTGGTGCGTCAGGGTCAGCAGGTGTTTCGTCTGTAGCATCGCCCTCAGTTGGTTCAACTGGTTCTGTGGGTGTTTCAGCAGGTGTCTCTTCAGGCTCGTCAGGGGTGGCATCTAACACCGCTTGGCGAGTGAATTTTGGGTTCGCGGCTGTAACATCAGCGCGTTTTAAACCTTTAAGTCCGGACAGCTCTTCAACCTTCCCGATACGGGGTAGGCCGTCTTGTGTCCAGTGGTCGTTGTCTGTTGGATTTAATTTTCCAAGAGCTTCCTGTATTACATCCTTGCTCATTTTAAGCACCTTTTCTTAGAAAGTTGATGCAGGGCATACCGTACGCCCCGCACTAAAATTTATTAATCGTCACCAAGTACGACAAAGGCAATATATAGATTTCCAGCAACTGTGAAAACCCCGTCCTCAGTATCGGTGATAACATTATCATCAATAAGGAGGTTAAAGTTCAGCTCTAGAGAACCATCTGTGTTATCTAGGATAACGCCTTGCTCTGTGCCTGTGGTTGTTGTGCGTGTACGTGGTGCAAGTTTATCCGAGTCGCCTGCACTTATGGCAGTTGAAGGGATAATATTTGCCTCACCAGCATCACCGACATCCACGTCATTATCGTTTGGTGCAGTACCAATCGCATAATCACCGTCCCAGTTGTCAATCACGTTAGCGTCTTCACCAGCATCCACTGACACATAGGCCACCGCACCAAGTAAAAGCAAGTTACCGACAGGCAGGCCACCGATGACCGCTGTACCTGCATCCACTGCGGAGTCTACACCTGTGATAGTGATATCCTGACTGAATGCTACCTGCATATTGATGACGTCCTGTAGTGTTTCCGGACCTCGGTTTATTGATCTTTGTAAACCCTTTGTCATAATTGTCTCCTCTAAAGAATTAGGGTTAAAGTATAAAGGGGGCTACGAACCCCCTTCACTTAATTATGATTCGCGGGTAATGAGGCGAGCGATTTTAATCTGCTTGCGTTCATTATATACACGCGCCCAACTTGCGGCGGCTGCCAACTGGTGCGAGCCTGTGCCGTTTCCTGGACCACCATTTGGCGCAGTACCGACATACGCATTCCCGACAGGGTGGATAGCCCACTCAACGCGGTTATGCAATACGTCTTGACCACCACCATCACCCGAAGCGGGTTTACGGTCTAGTTCAGTTGGGACATCCGGAGCACCGATACCAAGCTGGACAGCCCCTGCACCAAACAACCAAGACTCATAGACGCCTGAGTTAAACGGCATTCCGTCATCCACGATAACCATACGGCCTAGGAATGTTGGAATTTCAGTTTCGCCCCGTGCATCTGGGATAAAGTCAATAAGGTTGTTCTTCTGCATACGCGCATATACGATGGAGTGAACCATCAACATGCCGAGACTTTCCATACTGTCACCCATTGTCACGGCTGTGTCAATAAAGGCTTCAGAAGTAAAGTTCGTTACACCATCCGAGAACGAAGCACCTGAAACGTCATTTGTCATGTCGTTTTGTACGTGCTCTGTACCTGAAGGCGCGGCGGCGTTATCAGCAAACACACCCTTGATAGTGGCAACGAATGCCGCTTGAAGACGACGTACCCAATAGTCAGAAACACGGCTTGCGATTGCTTCCATAGGGTCTGCACCCGCAAGAGTTGCCGCTAAGTTCATGCTTGACCAAGAGTTGTTTCGGCTTAAACGAACGGCGATTTCTGTACCAGTACCGATTTTATTCGGTGTGGAATCAGAACCGTCGTCATCGGTTGATACATTTTCCGCATCGTTATCCAAATCTTGGAAACTAGGAACATTAAAAGTCAAACCACCACCAGCAAGCAAGTTATCAACGAATTCGCTTCGCTGTGCTACACCCGACTGGATAATGCGTGATTTTTCTTCAGTAAGTTGCTGCACGTACGGAGTGAAAATCTCTGGTACGACAACATCTGTGATTTTGGTTACACCTGACGCCATGGTTAAATCTCCTTTAGTTAATGGCTTTCACATAAACCAAAGTAGCCACATGGCGCACCTTTGGAAACTATTAAGACTTACCTTAACCGAATTTTAACTAATCCGCAAGTCAGTTTTTCTCAGCGGGTCGGGTTGCTCCAAGTTTAACACCTGCGGCCTTAGCCATTTGCTCAGCTTTCTCAGGGCTTTCGCGATGGAGTTTACCTTGCTCCGTGAGGTTCCAATTCTTGGCCGTGAACGGGTTATTCGCGCCGCCCATGCCGTTTCCATTGTTACCGCCTGCGCCGCCGCCCTGTGATGCAGGCCACCAGTGAGGGCGTTTTTCTTGCATATCGGAAAGGAACACGGAAGGCTCAACTCCAGGAGTCACACCTGAATTGTCTTTGGTGAACACCGAACCATCTTCGGAAACATCAAAGACACGGTTGGCAAGCAACAACACATCGTCAAGGGCAGTCGGTACAATCTTCGCATCAATAGCGGCCTTGCGTACTGCATCTTCAATATGGCGGGTGCGGTCTTTTTCTTTATACTCGTTGATGGATTTTTCTTTTTCACCATTTTCGCTCTTGAGCTTTTCAATCTCGCGTTCTAGTGGTGCAATCTTGGTCTTCATGCGGCTTTCAACCATTTCATTGATTTTAGCGTCATCCAGTTTATCACCAGCGGCGGCCTCTAGTTCTTCAATGCGGTCTAGCTTAGTAAGTGTTTCTTCGGGGTCTAGGTCGCCGAATGCTTTTAGCTTTTCAAGCGTTTCCTTGTGGGCGTCGCGTTCTTTGCGGTTTGCCTCAAGCTGCTTGTTAATATCTTCTTGGGTTTTCATTCCTTCAACATTGGTCAACACCCACTTACCGTCTTTTTCGGTATAGAGGTCGGCATAGCCTTCAGGAATATCGGATTCGGAATTATAAGAAAGTTTGATCTTCATAGTGGTAGCTCCTTTTCTATGACAAACGCAGCACACGCCACGCAGTACGGACATCCATACTTGATTTTAGAACTACCATAAGCCCAAGGGGGGTGACAAGGGTAAAAAGAAAAAGTCCCACGCGGTTCAGAACGTAAGACTTTTTCCGGACGACCACCCAACGGCAAGGCATTAGAAAAGGAAGTTGCAATATGATGAAACAATCATAGCACAGTAGGAGGCTAAACCTAAACACTAAAAATCTTCCGGATTAAGCCCTGCATCGGTAAAGGCTTTCTTATTTAATACAGCAAGGTTGGAGAGTGGTATCTGGTCGCCCTGCCTGTTTACGAACCTGTCAAGGGTAACGTCGCCCTTCCTGAACAGGCGGGCGCGTGTTGTGCCAAGGACGTCATTCTGGAACTGTATGCTCTGCCTGCCAAGCCAGTCTTGATAAGTGACTTTCGCATCTATCGTTCCTGTTAATTCCCGAACACGCTTGCGGGCAAAGTCATCAAACTGCCCTTTCATTCCATATGGTAGCTTGCTCCGCTTGGTGGCAATCTTTATTCCCCGACCTTGGCTAAACTCACGGAGTAGCTGCTTATTCGTGAACTCCCGTACAGGGCGCGTTCCTAGGGCAGTGCCGTTCAGCAAGGCCACACGCAACGAACGACAACCGATATGGAGGGGCGGTATCGGACCTTCCCCGATAGGGTATTTCTTGCCATCCTCGGCACGGCACACGGGCGTCGTACGGCTGTCAAGGGTTGCCACATAAAGCTCCTCGTCAAAGAGGTCGCTGTTTTCCTTATAGAATTCGCGCTTGGCTTGGTTGCTGACATGGATAACCGCTGTCCGTACGATAGCCGCCATCTGGTGGCGGGTGATCTGTGTTACCCCGTCACGGCCTAAGACTTTCTTCGTACCAATAACGCGGCGGGCTATCTGGTTTGCACTTTCACCCTGCACCAGTCCTATCTTGAGCGATTGCTCTATGCGGGCAAGGTCAGCACGTTTCAGGTCGTCTGCCCACTCTTTAAGCACACGCCCCTCAAAAGGTTTGCTTGTCACAATGTTGCGCAGTACCTCGGCAGATGGGAGAACCGTGTCAAGGATAACAGGAGCAAACGGATCGTGACTGGGAAAC